CGTGTTCTCGTACCCATTTCATATGCCTTCCCGGAAAATCACCGGATGCACCTTCAAGTACGCACTTTGTTGCTGAGACCACTCTTGTAGCATTTGCGCCACAGTCGCACCTACTGACCGTGACGTTACTCGCTACAAATTCTTCAAATAGATGACCATTGGTACATCGGAAATCAAATACCTTAATCATCTTCTTCCGCCCACTCTTTGTGCGCGTTATAAATAATTTCTTCGATATGTATTATTTCCCGCAAAACATTTAACTGCCCTTGCCGAAAGTACATATCGCGCTCAGTTTTACACGCTGAAAGATCATCTATTGCGGCGTAATTACTTTTCATTTCCTCAATAAAAGACTTCCAGCCTTCAGCTCTGAATAACTGAAAGTAATTGTTATAATACAACTCATTCTCTCGGTCAATATCTGACACCGTTAACTCCTTTTGGTTTTCCTGCGTTTACCTGACGCAGTAACAGGATGTTTTATTCTTGAAGGCCCAGTCTTTTTACGTTTTGACTCAGCCTTTTCTGCCGCTGTCATCTTTGCGGCAACGGCTTTTGGTCTGCAAGAAGGGTAAGGGCGCTTAGATTTTTTAGCTGACTTCCTGCCGCAAGGCTTGCCAGTCTTTACATCAACCCACTCTTCCTTAAACCACTTAGTTAGCCCGCCTTTTGGCTTAGACATAAGTGCCGCCTCGACGCTTATATTCTTTTGTTAGCCAGCCAGACGCATAAGCGGAAGGCCAAACATCAAACTTACGTTTAGCTTCTGACTTAACGCGACTATAAAGCTTTGGGTTAGTAGGTTTTGCACCAGACTTTTTAGCTTTAGGCATTATCCACCTCACCTCTTCTTTTTGTTTTTCTTGTTGGTAGCTGTTCGTTGTCCACGCTTAGGAAGGCTTGATTTTGATTTAGGCTTGGCCTTATTCATTCCATAACCGGGCATAGCTTTCTCCTTTGCTGTTTTAGATAGGTCTTCAAAATGGAAAAGTCTTACAGATGTTTTTCCATGTGTTTTACCTGAGTGTAAAGAACCGTCAGGCATTTTATGAGTACCACCTTTGTACTCAGTACCGTCACTACTATAGTGTTTTACGCCTTTAGCCATCTATATCACCATTTAACTTTATCAGCCCAATAAGCTGCTGACATTTTGCCCTTGTTAATGTTTTTAGCGTGTCGAGCCTTAAAAGATGCGCGTTTCTTTTTCATCCTATCTGACTCTCCCGACTTTGGCTTGCCAGCAGTTTTAGCTCCTTGCTCTCCAAAGCGTATGGTCTTAACTTTATCACCTTCTTTGGCAACAACCACGTGAGATTTTTTAGGATGATTGGGAGTCCGCTTCGGTTTGTTGTACCCGCTTACCCCGGCCCGTTCCAGCTTTGGATCCTTTTTCTTGCTCACTGATTAAAGCCTCCACCTTGGATTCCACTTCCGCTAATCTGTCGAATTGCGTCTTGAATGCTTGGTTGATTTGCTCTATTAGGTTGTCTAACTCGCGTTGGGTCATTAACATTGGTTTTAGCCTCTATCTCTTTTTCCTTTAGGAGAGTTTGAGCTACCTTCAATCGACGTTCAAATTCCTTATCGTCTTGATCGCCAGCCTGTAGGTTGCGGGTGATTGCTTGGATTTTATCTATCTCAAGCTCTTGCGGAGCAAGCTGAGAATCCATCATGTACTTCTGCGCTCTAGCCTGAGACTCTTGAGCCTGTGCTCTCAATGCTTCAGTCTGACTCTGCTGGAACTCAAGCTGCGCTTGCTGTGCCATTTGAGCCATCTGTTGAGCCTGCGGGTTAGGTTGTGCAGCCTGCTGCATTGCAGCAATAAGCTCTTCGCGGTTGCTCAGGTTCATGTTGTCGATAATGCTCTGGATCAACACTGGGTAAAGTGGTGAATCCTGTTGCATAGTCTGTAGTAACTGTACAAGCTGAGTTACTTCGTACTCTCTAGCAATAATGCCTAGCGTACTAGTAGCGTTAAACTTGTAGTCAGCCACTGGGTAGTTTTCTGGGTCAAATTGCATATACCTATGTGCAGCCTTGGTAACAAAAGGCAACAGGAAAGATTGTTGGAAATTTATAAGGGTGCGTTTATGTCTCTTAATAATAGCGCCGAGAGACATAGATATCCCAGCAGCAGTAGCTTCACCGTTGACCTGTCCAGCGATCCCGGCTGAGTCCACAGCGCCTGTCGCTTGTTGCACCATTTGCTGCAAGCTAGCAGCTTGTGCAAACGTAATTTGTCCAACTTGTCCAAAGTTAAACGGCTGAAGTACTTCACGGGGATCTCCATTAGTTAGTATCATCTTGCCGGGACGTACTTCGGGCCTACTGCCTCTCGGCAGTTTGGTCGCGTCAATAGCAAGCATTGGGTGGATAGTAAGGGAAAGAGCATCAATACGAGCGCGTAGCTCTGTGTCGAGGGCTTTCTGACTGTTATAACCCTTCTCACAAACACCACGACCCCAGAACCGTCCGGGCACTACATCCCACGGGAACGCCACAATAGGGCGGTCATTCATCATGTACGGATTGGGTTCTGCCTTTAAAAGTACGCCACCGTTAGCAATAACCACTATGCCCTCAACATACATAGAATCCTCTTCTATCTCGTTGTCGAAGGCTTCTTCCAGTAACTCTTTCGGAACAAGTCCGTAGTATTTGGTTAGACGCACCTTATCATCATTGTAAATAGTAAGGTCTTGATCGGGTTCGAGGTCAGTGTCAGGCGCAGCACTAGCGATATGAGCTTTGTTGTAAACCCCTTGCTCTTGTAAAAGCTCTACGTGATGCCTACTAACAAACTCATCTACCGCAACACCCATAGCGTCTTCTATTGACGTAGCCACTGGATCAATAAGAAAGTTCTGAGGCAGCACAGGCTTCAGCTTAACAACCACGCGATCAGTAATGTTTACACCAACCGCCTGAAGTTGACCATCCATAACAGGCTGAACAGCAGGGGCCATCTCTTTGATTTCTTCGATAATGATTTCGCCTACGCCAGTACCGAATACTGCAGAGTTAATCAAACACTCAGCCACAGCCTTTCTGACTTTGCACTGCTCAAAGTCTTCGGTTAGCTTTTTTCTTAGGTAAGAGATGTCTTGTTTGTTCTGGTCGTTTATATCATCAGAAATATCAAACCATTTGCCACGACCAAAAGTAGCCTCCTCAATTTCTGCCACGTTAGACTCAACAGCCTGCTGGAGTGCAGGAGAAATAATGCGGCTGCGCTCAGACGATCTTTCGCGATCAGCAGGATCCCAGATGCCACGCCACAAGCGATAGTATTCATCGAAGTCCTGTTCGTAATTACTTTCGTAATAATCACGCCAGCTTTCGCATTTGTTCATTACCCATCCTTCAATGCTTTCTCCCACTGAAAGAGGGTCGGGGCTGTAGAGTTCTTCTGCCATTTTAATATCCTGCTACAATGTCCAAAATTTCTGGCTCGTCAAATTCAATATCGCCTATTCCGTAAGGAACATTTGCCAGTTGGTCTATATACGCTAAAGCGTCCACTAAGTCATCATGTGTTAGCGGATCTGGAAATTGAAATAGTTGATCCAAGAATCTAGCATTCCAATCTCCTTTGTTGATGGATATAACACCATTTTCAAAACGACCTTGCAATGCCCACATTACACGATCTGTTTTCTTTTTGTTTCCGTGAGTTAATTCTTCAACTCTAAAAAATTGTGCGTACCTTTTTTGTAAGTCCATTAACGGCGACATTACTGCTTGTTTTGCGATTCCTCTTTCGATGCCTACCGATACTGGACGGTAATCTCTTACTGCTTGAAATATCTTAACCGCTGTCTCATCTAACGACCATCTACCGTGAATAATGTTTTCAACGTACCAGTCACCGTTATCTCCAACCTTCACAACAGCCATTGCTGTTTCGTCTAGCTTGGAGTTTTTTGTTTTCTTTTTAGATACGTCTTCGAATCCCGCCAAGTCGATAGCAATATAATAATCGCCGCTTTCAGGTTCTTCGCCATATTTAATCCATGTCTCCTTAAACATTTCGGAACCAGTTGCTTCAAACGAAGCCATAAATTCCTGACGAAAGGCATACGACGACATCGACTTTTTAGCAATATCAATCTCGCTTGGATCAAGTAAAGGATTATCGTAAGACGTAAAATGCCACGCTTTATAAGTCTCATCATCTGACATCTCCGCATACTTAAACAATTCGTAAAAGTGGTTTCTTCCCATCGGAGTACCGATAAACAGCGATGATCCTTTTTGGT